TTTCCTGCACCACCGCCGCCACCCGCGTAGGTAACTGATGATCCAGAGATAGTTGAGGCAGTCCCATTACCGCCGTTTCCGCCACTAGGGGTAAATCCAGTTCCGCCAACAGCAGATGCACCGCCACCACCACCGGCTAAGTCAGAAGCAGGACCGCCGTTATTTCCTTGTGAAGGCGAAACAGAAGGAGTGTTCCCCGCTCCGCCAGAACCAGTATATGTTCCCCAACGATTGCGATTATCTTGTTGTTGCGGGGGGTGGTGGTGGTGGAAACGCTGGCGGCGGCGGCGGGGCTGGTGGATTCCGAACCGGAACCGGATTCAGTATTACTGCTGGAACGACATATGCCGTAACTGTCGGTGCAGGTGGTTCTAGTAGTGCTGGGACGGATTCAAGTTTTAGCACCATTACTAGTACAGGCGGTGGTCGTGGTCAGCCGTTTTCATCAGTGCCAAATCTAAACGGAGGTTCTGGCGGCGGTGCTGGTTCATATAATGCAATAGCAAGAACCGGGGGGACTGGGAATACCCCTTCTGTATCTCCCTCGCAGGGGTCAAATGGTGGTAACGCAACGTCACTTGCCCCTAGTTATGTCGGCGGTGGCGGCGGCGGCGCGTCTGCGGCTGGAGGAAGTGCTATTTCAACAAACGCTGGCGGAAGCGGAGGCGCAGGTACCGCATCGTCCATTTCTGGTAGCAGCGTAACGTATGCTGGCGGCGGTGGCGGGAATGGGCATGGCCCCGGACAAGGCGGCTCTGGCGGCGCTGGAGGTGGCGGTAACGCAGGGACTACTTCTCCAAACACCGCCGGTTCCGCTGGAACTGCAAATACCGGCGGTGGCGGTGGCGCTGGAGGTTTGTCGTTTGGCAATGGCGGCTCGGGCATCGTAATCATTAAGATTAACTAATATGTATTACGACGAACAACGAAAGTTGGCTTTTGTCATGCCCTCTAAAACGGGCAGCACAGCACTTGAGCATTTTTTCAAGTTGTGGGGCGTTCAGTCGTTAAGCACAAATCGTCATATGTTTTACGATGAAGCCATCAATGCAAAGCCTGAGTTGGCGACTTATAAAACCTATGGATTTTTTAGAGATCCGCTTGATCGGTTTTTAAGTATATGCAGATACATATACATAATGAACCTTCATGAGGATTCGGAAGGTAATGGTTATCCAGATAATATTTACGATAGATATTTGGATACTTTTCCGAACAAACTGCTGCCTCAATCCTATTTAGGCGCTAAGCAGGTAGCTTGGTTAAAGAATGCTGAACTGCTTGATTATAGAAATTATGAAATGGAAATACTGAAAGTTGCTCGCATGTTTGAGCAGACTAAAGTTACTATGGTAAAAGCAAACGAAACACCTCCTTGCGATGTTGTTCCGTCGCAACGGGTTATTGATTTTGTTCAATCGTACTACGCAGACGATTATCGTTTAGCAAAAGAAAGGAGACTTGGTTAATTTATGTCCGAAAAAATCTATCAGCTGTATGGTATTGATACGGCTATGCATTTTCTCCGTCCCGGTGCGAAGTGGGAAATTACGAACTGCTATTTCAGCCGTTGGGAAGACCCGCGTTCGTGCCCTACTTGGCAGGAAGTTCAGGATGTAATGGAGAAGATTAAGGCGTTTGAGGACTCAGTAAATACCGTTTGGCTTCCGGAGCAGATTGAAGCATTGCGTCCGCGCAACGAAGCGATGAAACAGGTCGAAGAATACGTGGGGATCAAATGATCGTTCACAGCCTGTTCCCGAAGCCGGTCGGTCAGTTTAAGTTAGATCGGGATCTAACAGAGACTGAGTTGTCTTTTGTAAAAAATCAAAAGACGCACAAGAACATGGGCAATACCACCAGTAGTGATAAAACACTGTTTGAAAACAAAGAACTTAAAGACATTGCCGACTTCTGCCAAAAAGCCGTAGACGAGTATCTCTTGCGTATTTACGCACCTCGGAACGAAGTCAGCCTGTACTTTACTCAGTCTTGGGCAAACTATACCGAGCCGGGTCAGTTCCATCACAAGCACGCGCACCAAAACTCGTTTGTGAGTGGAGTGTTTTACGTGAATGCCGACTCGGAAAAAGACAAGATATTTTTTTACAGGGACGAATACGAACAGTTAAAATTGCCTACTGATAATTTTAACTTGCATAATTCTGATTCTTGGTGGTTTGCAGTCGGTACTGGTGATTTACTTATTTTTCCTTCCGGCTTGACGCACATGGTTGAGCAGACGCAAAGCGCCGAGACTCGGATCAGTATTTCGTTCAACACGTTTTTCAAAGGTTACGTCGGTCAGGACAACGATCTGACCGGGCTTCATTTGTAAGGAGAGTGACATGGCTCATTTTGCTGAAATTGATTCCAACAATGTTGTTTTGCGAGTAATCGTGGTCGGCAATGCGGACACTTCAACTGCGGACGGCGTGGAGAAAGAGTCCATTGGCCGCGCGTTTTGCGAGCGTCTTTTTGGCGGGAACTGGGTGCAGACCTCGTACAACGGCAACTTCCGCAAGAATTACGCCGGCATCGGATTTACGTACGATGCAACCCGCGATGCATTCATTCCTCCGAAGCCCACAGATGGGTCGTGGATTTTGGATCAAGATACTCTTTTGTGGGGTCGCCCGATTCCCATGCCGAAAGACGGCAAGACGTACAATTGGGACGAACCCACGCAGTCTTGGGTTGAAGTGGTCGCTCCGTAATGATGACACTGTTCACGACTTTGATCTCATTCCTGTCAGGCGGGTTACCCCGCCTGTTGGACTTTTTTCAAGACCGCCAAGACAAAAAGCAAGAGCTCGCGCTCGCGCAACTCCAACTGCAACAGCAGCTCGAGATGCAAAAAGCCGGGTTCGCTGCTCAGGAACGGGTTGAAGAGATCAAGACTGAACAGTACCAGATTCAGGCCTTTGCGCAGGAGCGGCAGAGCCTGTATCAGCACGATATCGAGATCGGGAAAGGTGCTAGTCAGTGGGTTATTAATGCGCGGGCCATGGTTCGCCCAGTGATTACCTACGGAATGTTCCTGTTGTTGGTTTTCATAGACGTCGCCGGGTTCTGGTACGCATACAGCCATGGTGTGGACTTTAAAGAAACCCTCGACATTTTGTGGGACGACGACACCCAGACCATTTGGGCTAGCATTGTGAGTTTCTGGTTCGGGACGCAAGCATTCAAAAAATGAACGTTAGCCCGCGCGCCGTCGAGATGATCAAGCACCACGAGGGTGTGCGGGCTAAACCTTATCGCTGCCCGGCGGCACTCTGGACGATAGGGGTGGGGCACGTGCTTTACCCTGAGCAAGCCCTGTTCCCGATCGTGCGCACCGCCGAGAACCTTTCTAAGCCGCTACGGAGCGAGTTCCCGCTCCGCACCGAGGACAACCGTGTCTGGACCGCTGCTGAAGTGGACGATTTACTCATTAAGGATCTGCGTCGCTTTGAGCGAGGCGTGGCCACTCTTTGCCCTAGTGCTGTTGGGCGGCAAGGTCGCTTCGACGCTTTGGTGAGTTTTGCGTTCAACTGCGGGTTGGGTCGGTTGCAACGGTCTACCCTCCGTATGAAACTCAACCGGGGCGACGTGGAAGGGGCGGCGGATGAATTTATGAAATATTCAAAGGCTGGCGGGAAAGTCCTCCCCGGTCTGCTGAAAAGACGAAAAGATGAGCGGGCGCTTTTCCTGTCCGGCTCCGAGGGGTTATAATCCATGACAACGACGCATGCTGAAACAGCTGCTAATACTGCGGAGTATTTATGAGCTATAGCATGACGTACGACAGTCTGCTGGTTGACGTGCGCCGGTATTTGGAGCGCGGCTTCACGCAAGAAAGCGACCAGATCGTTTACGATCAGTTGCCGCGCTTGATCACGCTTGGCGAACGGCGCATCGCGCGCGAATTAAAGATCCAAGGATTTATTCGCGCCGTCACCACGCCGCTTTCGATCGGTGTTGCCGTTTATCTAAAGCCCGACCGTTGGCGCGACACTGTCTCGATGACTGTGAACGGAACGCCGATTTACGCTCGCTCATACGAATACATCCGCAACTATTGGCCAGACGAAACGCAAACCGGCACGCCGCAGTTCTACGCTGACTACGATTATCAGCACTGGATCATCACGCCGACTCCGGACGCTGCAAGCACGCTCGAAATCCTTTACTACGAACTGCCCCGATTGCTCGGGGAAGATTTCCAAACCAACTGGCTAACGGAATACGCGCCCGATTTGCTCACTTACGCTGCACTGTTAGAAGCTACTCCGTTTTTGAAAAAAGACGAGCGCATTCAAACGTGGCAAGCAATGTACGACCGCGCAGCTCAGGCTCTGAACGGCGAAGACCTCAAGCGCATCCTTGACCGTTCCGCCAACAGGAGTGAACCGTAATGCCTATTTATACCGATGTGTTCGGTGGCGCGAACATATACCCGAGCGAGATTAGTTATAGCTCGCTAACGCTCACCACAGATGTAGTGTTGAGTTGGCCGATCGAGACTTCTGCCAACGAGAACCTCGCTACCCGTATCATGAATATCTCCTCCGCCACGGCGGGGTTGAGCATTTATCTGCCGGATGCGAGCAAAACTGGCACTGGCCAGACGATCCTTTTCAACAACACCGGCACCGAAACCATCACTGTCCGCAATGCGGGCGGCACACAGGTGGTGACCGTTGCTTCGGGTGAGTTGTGGCAGATTTACCTGACCAACAACAGCACGGCGAACGGCACTTGGAGTGTGCTGCAGTACGGCGCGGCCACTTCGCAAGCGAACGCCTCCGCTCTCGCCGGCAACGGCATCGTGGCGGTTGGGACGTTGCTTTCTCAGTCAGTGCCGGTGACCACGTTCAACTCCAACTACACCTCTGGCACGAACGACCGCGCCATACTGTTCAACTGGACAGGCGCAGCCGGCACACTCACTCTGCCAGATCCGACTGTTGTTGGCGTGAATTGGTTCATTTATTTACGCAACTCAGGCTCCGGTGCAATACTCGCTGATCCGCCGGGGTTAGTTTCAATCGATGGTGCTGTTTCGCTCAGTTTCCAACCGGGCGAATCTGCGATAATCGTGACAGATGGCGCTGACTTTTACACGATCGGTTTCGGTCAATCTGCGACGTTCGCATTTGACTATACCGTGATTGCCGTCGGCGGTACAGGTAACTACACGCTGACCGGTACTGAATTGAACCGCGTGGCGTATCGCTTTACGGGTACGCTGACGGGTAATCGTAACATCATTGTGCCCGCCACAGTACAGCAATACTGGGTTGACAACCAGACCACCGGCGCTTACACTTTCACTGTGAAAACACCGGCAGGCTTAGGAGTTATCCTCGCTAGCGGCGAACGTGCTATCTTGTATAGCGACGGCACTGACGTTTTACGTGCTGACACGGCTGGTGTTTCTTATCCCATCGCAGTGAATCAGGGCGGCACGGGCGCTACGAGCGCCGGATCTGCG